TTAAAGTTGTAGGTCTAGTATCAATAAATAAGTTATCTTCTACACCATAAGTATCTCTTATTTCTACTGGTATATCTTCTTTAGTAACTATTCCAGTAGTTTTATTATACTTAAACATAACAGGTATAGGTAACTCTTTAGATACAATAACACAGTTGTTATTAATAACAGCTGTTTCTATTTTCTCATTAACTAAAGTAGGTAACTCAATATAATTACCACTGTTCTTTAAGTTAGCAGAAGGGTTATCTGTATTAAGATTCAAAAACCAGAACCTACTTTTAATACGGACTACACCAAGTACAACATCATTATCTCCACCTGGACTTCTCCATAGGTGAAATGACTGTTTACTTCCTAATATATCAGTATCTTCATAACCAGTATTAACTATACCAAAGTCATTTTCATAGTCAAGACCTAACCTTCTAGTCCTTGAACCATCACGGTTAAGGACAAAGTTAGACTCATCTATTGATGCATTGTCAGGAAAAGTTAACTGATTAGCTTCAGTTATTAATCCCTTTACAAAAGACCTATAGGCTGCTTCCGCTTTCTGTGCCATTTATTTCCTCTTTTTGTTTTTTCTTAGCTTCTTTTTTTTCTGTTTTAGCTCTAGCTTTTTCAAACTCATTAACTTCAGGTTTAGGTACTGTCTTAGCTACATAACTAAGTACTGCTGTATTCATAAATACTAGTGATGTATATGAACCAGATAGCTCTTGTGGTACCTCACCACCATTACTCCACTGAAATATATAGTGTCCTGAGTTAGGTTTGTTTATTGCTTGTAAATCCATCTTACCGTTGGTCTCCCAACTTTTAACGACATTGGTCATGTCTTTCTCCTTAGTAACGTTTAGTTCCACCACCCATTAATTTTTTAGCCATCTCTGTAGCATAATGTACTCTTTTATTAGATTTCTTTTTAGGTGTTTGTTTCTTTTGTTTTTTAGTTTCATACTTAGGTGCTTTATCTTTATAAGACTTAGATGCTCCACCTGGAACAGCATTAGCATTCTTCTTCTGTGCTGTGTAAGGAGATAACTTTTTATTCTTAGCATCCTCTTTATAAGCTTGTTTTAATTTATAACCTTTTTTCTGTGTGTTAGAACTATGTGCATCTGAAACAGCATAAGGTTCAGATGTTCCAATTTGATTAGGTTTATAAATCTTTTTACCTTTCATAAGACTAGCAGGACTACCACTAGTATTAGTAGGTTTAAACTTAGCTGAACCAGGAGCCCTAGTCTTTTTACTTTGTTTTTTTATTAAACGATTTGTAACTCGTTTTCTAAGTGCATCTAAAATAAAATTAGCCATTACCTTTTTCTCCCTTTATTTATTTTAAGTGCAGCCATTTTTTTAAATTTAGGTACTGCTTTTTTAGCCATACTTTTATTGTATGTGTTTGTTGCTTTCTTTTTCTTTTTGCCATATTGTTCCTTGTGTATAAATGAGCCAGTGTTGGCTGTTGTAAATGTCATTATCTTTTTCTTCCATAGTTAGGGTATCTAATACCATTAGTTACTTTCCATGCTTCTTGACTTAATCTTCTTCTTTGTGTTACAGAAGTCTGTTCTGCTTTTTGATTAGCTATTTGTTTCAATGTTAAGAAACAAGCAGACTTAGCTTCATTAAGTAAGTAAGTAAACATTTGTATAGGTAAGTCAGGTACAAAAGTATCATCTAATACAAATGGTACTGACCTTTTACCAAAACATTTGGTTTTACTATTCTTTAAAGTATCATCTAATTCTTTATTGTAAGAATCAAATACTATGTTCTCATCATCAAAAGATGTATAGTATGTTGGTCCTTTGTCTGTAAATACATTAATAGAGACTCCTGTGTAGTCTTCTACTTTCTGTACGTTGTCAGCAGTACTATCTCTTTGGTCTACTATTGCTGAGAAATCTTCTGGATATTTATATTCTATTTTTTGGTATATGTCTCTTGCATCAACCTTTATTTGGTTGTTATACTTAACCCATTTCAAATCAATTACATCTTCAGGTAATTTCATATGAGTAGGTTTAGATAGTGAAGCACTAGCATCCATCTTAAACATCTCATACAAGAAGGCATAGTCTTTACTATCAATAATGTTATAGTAACTAGATTTAATAATCTGAGCTACCTGTAGAGCTTCTACACTATCATTGATACTATTGACATCATCCGAATCCATATCAGATAGTATGTCTTGTGTCATTGCCAGTAAACTCATTTTAGCCATAATTTATTCCATTTAGTGAAGGCATAGCCCCCGAAGGGGCTTATACCAAAGTATTACTTGTCGTATTTATATTGTACGACAACTCTTGCTTTGCCAGCTGTTGCTGTGCCTGTAACGGCTACAGTAAGCTGAACGGGGTCTGCACCAACTGAACCACCAACGAGGGCTCCTTCTCCTACATTTACATCACCTTCGTTTTTGCCATCTGCAGCAGCGATTAAGCCGTCTGCATCTACAACAGTTCCGTCTTTCTTAGAAAGTCCGACGTTAAATGCTGTAGCACCAGTCCAAGTATCATCTACAAATAAAGTAGCATCAATGATTGATGCTTTTGCAGGGATAACCTGTGGTAGGTTGCTATCTAAAACTTCAGGTAGGTTATCAAAAGTGAAATCCCATTCTGCTGTTTTAGTAACACCCATTTTTGTTGACTCTTGACCACCGTGAGAATTATCAATTTCACGAGGACCATAGTGAGCTGCTACACCCCTTACTGGAGTAATTTCTAATGTCATAATGTTTCTCCTTAGTAAGTTGCTGAATCAGTTAAAATAACGCCTAGTGTATCAGCACGCTGAACACCAAACCCGAACCTAGAAGTAACCTGATATTTATCAGCTCTTTCTTCTTGGTCTCTCCAACCTTCTGTTTGCGGAGCACGTCTCCATGCATGCATAACAGGCTTACATGAATCATCTGCTACGCACATGAAGATGTTAGCCTTATCACCAATTTCAGCTGTATCATTAGCTAAGCTGTAAGCTGAACCATTGATAGCTTCTGTAGCTGTAAGTGATGGTAAGAAGTTAGAAGTGTAAATATCCCAACCCATAATGTTTCTTACGAAACGATGGTCTCTAGCAAAACCTTCGTTAAGAACACCCTGGAATTGCGGAGTATTATTAACTACAGATGTTTGTGAGATTAATGTGTTGAGTGTTGCTTCTACGATAGGGTCAACAATAGCAATACGACCACCTGCAGGTGCATTAGCTTTGTCAAACGCTAGTTTCATAGATACAAAGTCAGCTAGAACAATGTTTCTTGTTGTTGCTGAATCACCACCAGCAATCCATCTATGTGGTCTATTGTTAACTAGGTTAAGGTCTGCTGCTGTTTGACCAGCATTAGCTGTACCTAAGAAACGTGTTTCATGGTTTTCACCAAGAGAACGTGTAGACTCCATAGCTCTCATAGCCATAAGTGTATCTACTTGTGAACCATCTTCACGTAGGTCATCTGTTACTTTCCATGCATCACCAATATAGTCAGTAATACCTAGAGTAATAGTACCTGTGTCAATGTTCGTAAAGTTTAATGGTGTATCTTCAGCTGCATCTTGAAGTGTTACAGTACCAACTGTTTTAATGTTTAGTGTTGTACCTGAACCGAAGTCTGTTACATCACGATACATTCCTTCTGGAAGAAGGTAGTCGTGTAAGTTATCAAGAATAAACTGAGAATACTGTTGCGATTCAATGAACGCAGTTGTATTTTCTGTTAAATGTGCCATTCTTTAAGTCTCCTTAAGACTGATTAATTTTAGCCTTAGCATTTCCCCATGCTGCTAGTAAGTCCTTAGTAGAACCACCAGCTACTTTAGCAGAGATATCTGCTGGTTTAGCATGTTGTGCTAAAGCTTGAGTATTAATATCACCACTAGAACTAGCTACTGGTGTTACTGCAGATAATCCTGCAGCTTTTAATACTACTGTTGGGCTAGCTGCTGCTAGCTCGTTAAGTTGTTTAACGGATAAGTTAAGTTCTTTTGCTACAGAGTTGTAAGTATCTTCAGCTTTATCACCATACTGTTCAGTAAACTTTGCAGCTACTGAATTAGCATTAGATTCTGCTTTAGCCTTTGCTTCTCTTGTTGCAATAGTTTGATTAACTAAATCCATCACATTATCTTGATTAAGTTCTCCTGCTTGCACGGTCTGTGCTTGAGGTTGAACTCCAGACTTTAATTCATCTATAAGTTCCTGAGTAGTTTGACGCTTAGTTAGTTCTTCTCGTACAGTAGCAAGTTCAGACTCAAGAGTCTCAATATGTTTCTGTGCATGAGGAACAGACTTTAATGCATCCTCTGGGCTCTGGTACTTTTTACCCTCTCCAATTACGTCTTGAGCTTCGGTCGGAATCTCAAATGCTTTTGGTTGAGTATCTGTTTGTACAGTCTCCTGGGTAGGTTCTTGTACAGGTGTTTCAGTTGTTTCTGTTTTTACTTCATCATTCATGTTACTTTCTCCTTTGGTCAAGGTAATAAATTATATAGTTTTGTTAAAGCTTTTTGAACACCTCTCTGATAAGCTTGATATTCATTGTAAGCAGGAAGTTTAAAGTTCTCTTCATCCATACACTTTCTATTTGATATCTCTACCTGTTCAGTTAAATACTCTCTTAACTCTTCAAAAACTTGTTTCTTTGTTAAGGCATTAGCCTTTTCACTTTTTAAGTCCATACTATAATTATACCATATTTTTAAGTAAAAGTCAAGCTTTTACTGTTACATTACAGGTGGTTCTTCACCTTGAGGAGGTTGCTCCATCTGTTGCATCTCCTGGTCAAGCATGTTTTCTTCCATAGAAGGACCTGCTTGTTGTGCCTGTAAATCCTGTTGTATCTGCATTTTTATCTTCTCTTGTTCAGCAGCTTCAAATAATGCAGCATTATCTTGCATAAATCCATACTGGTCAAAGCCCATATACTCTTCTATCATCTTAGCTACTAACTTAGGTGATACATGTGGACTAATCATTTGTCCTATTGGACTGTTAAATACACCTAACATATTCTGTAAGAGCTGTGCTCTAGCAGCATAATGTCTAGCACCAATAGGTCTAATCTTACCTCTAGATGTTAAGTCTTCTTTAGTTACAGATAAGAAGTCTTGTACACCAAAGTCATCATCATATACCTTTGCTAGTTCAGGTAACTCTAGGTTACGTTTAGCTGTCTCTAACATTGTATTTAAGATAGGTTCTAACATCTCTACCTCAAACTGATTAACTTTATTCTGGAAGATTCTACCAGCTGCATTTTGTAATGATTGTACTTCAAATGCAGTCTTCTCTCCAGGTGTTCTAATACCCATAG